TATTGCATCCTATATGTCAAACACTCAAAAGATTACATTGGCATTAATAGCAATAGTGGCAGGGGCTATGGGTTTATCAACGCAGATGTGATATTATGAATCAAGAAGAATGGCATATATGGTGTAGCGACGTTACACAAAGATTAGGAAACCTTGAAAAGACACTCAAAGCGTATAATAAATCACAAAAGCGTATGCTTTATAGTATTTTAGTAGGAATGGTGTTGTTGAATGGTTTATTATTGTACTACAAATGATGTTGGCTCAAGACTAGGTTTAGATTCGGCACAACGTACAAGAGCATCTAGTAGATTGACTAGTGCTATAAGAAGGTCAACAATAGACATAGACCAATGTTTTAGAGATTACGGTAGAGATGTTCCTAGTAAAAGCATCAAAGATACTACACTAAATGGTAGCGTGGTCGCAGGTGCTAACACAATTACACTCACTAGTTCTACGGGCTTTAGTTCTGCCGGTAACGGTAACGTAGATGGGGATTCATTCAAGTGGACTGGTAAGTCCGGTGCTGACCTTACAGGAGTAAGTGGACTTTCTTTTGACCACGCAGACGGTGTGGCAGTTCAAGAGGGAGAGTTTGCTCATGTGTTAAGAGAGATATGTGCTGACTTAGCAGCATCTTATTATATCGAAGATGAGAGTACCTTCCAAACCACTACCGCAGACGGCTCTATGCGTGGAACAGCATTGAGGGAAAGAGGTGAGTTCAATCTAAAAAGATTAGCGCATCTTGGTAGTGTGGATTAGGTGGGATAATGGCAGATTTTGGATATATAGGAGTTCCTTATACTCATCCCGGATTTCCCGACATTCCTCTAATAGAAATATTCAAAGAAAACGCAGGTAAAAGATTTGATGAAGGTCAACAAGAATTAGACAAGATTGTTCAAAGAATGAGGGTAAAAGACGGTCCTGAAGGAGAGTCTTTACGCAAAAGAAAAAATGCTATCAATGCGAATAAAAAACAAGAAGGTATGATGAGGTTTGACGCTTACTTTGATTCTACTGCTTATGAAATGATGGGTGAAGAAATCCGTAAAGAAGTTAAAAGACATATGAAAGATTTTATGGAAGAAAGTTTGAATAAATCTAGAGACGATACTAAAAAACACATAAAGGGTATGGATAGAAAGTTTAAAGGTAAACTTAACCCAAGTACTTCAGCAAAAGGTGATTTATACTATAAAATAGCAGATTCATTGAAGTGGGAAAAGAAGGTCAATACTAGACAATCAAATCAATTTACAGGATATGTTGCCGGTTCTTACGATGGTGGTTCACCTACTGGGGTGAAAGGTAAAAGGGGTGCTAATTTAATAAAAATATTAGGTATGGGTGGTTTCCAAATGAATACGCAACCTTTGGGTGGTACAAAAAGACATTCTAATTCAGCGATAGATGCATTAAAGGGGCAATAAAATGGCAGTAGCGACAAAGACACAATATTGGAATAGTAGAATGAATGGTACAGACCCTACCGATTTAGACGGTACTTTTAATGACTCTTGGACACAAGCAAGTGGAAGTGGTGCGGCATCAGGAGATAATTGGGTAATTACTAATGGTGTTTACAGTATTGCGCCGACAGGGACGACTAATACATTGGTAGGTGTGTTTGAATACACTACTGCGCCCGATGACGGTACAGTTTTAATGAAAATAGACGACGGTACTAAAAAGGTAGAAGTACAATCTACTGGTAATAATACATCCTTAAAACTAGTAGGTACTACAACAGTAACTATTACAGATTTAGATTTAGCAAATCAAGAAGATAATCCTACTACAATGATTTTGCGTCTAACTTTAGATGGCAGTACCGCTAAATTATACACACATGAAATTATAGATGATGACGATGGCGCTACAATATACAGAACGGTGACAGGTGCGGCTTCATCTTCAACAGGTGTTACATGGGGTAACACAAGTGGCTCTGTAAAATGGGGCGCAGTATACTATTCTAAGTTCGGAGCATTCAGTCCCGAAGAATTATTACTATCAGACTTTGCTCAAGATACATTGGCTAGAATGGGTCTAGCGATAGTAAACCAACTAAAGGATAGTAAAAGACCGTATCTAAAAACACAAGTTGATGATTCTTCTATTGTTTACGGCTATGATATATCATCACAAATGTTAAATAGGTTAGCGACACCGACAATACACGTATTAGTAGAGGAATTAGGTTCTCCTACTTTTGAATCTCTAGCGGGCGCTAAAATAACTCAAGAATACGATGTAAAAGTTTTTGTTACCGTAAAAGGAACTAATTACGAAAACGCATACAGAAAAGGACTAAATATAGTGGGTGAAGTGTTTGATGAGTTATATACACAAACTGGTGTAAAGGCAACTACTGACAGTATAATTTCTTACGAAGCAAAACTAGATTCTAAGATGGATGACGATGAAACAATATGCGTACACTCACTAACTATGACATATATGCGTAGAATTGATATGCGGCATAGATAATATTAATAAGTCAACCCATGTGTGCTAAATACACATAGAGGTTTAACTATGGGTAATGAAGTTTTAAATAGATACGTTTCTCTTGAATTAGAAGATGCCTACGGTGTGGAAAACTCTTCCGCAAATACCATATATTATGGTGAAGTAGATGATGAGTCATTCGCAACAAGAATGGATTTGCTTACAAGGCAAGATATGAGTCATTATGGTTCTGCTAAATCCGTTACAGGCGGAGAATATTCTGAGGGCGGATATAATATGGCCGTACAATTAGATACATTTTTAGGTGCTACACTATTAGCATTTTTCCCTAAATACAGTTTCTCAGACCCTCTCCACATTTGGGAAGAACCTACTGACGGTACACACGCTTACGCAACTGACGCAGATTCTTACGATTCATATACAATACGTGTCGGAAGAGAAGATAAAGAACACACATACGTAGGTATGATGGCTAACAGACTTTCTCTGACAGCAAATGTTGGGGAATATGTTATGTTGTCTTGTGATTGGGTAGGATGCAGAGAAAAAGCAACTGCTACACTTACTAACACCGACGGAACACTTTCTTTTGAGGGAGATGCGTTAGATGCACTCTATTTCTCAAACGGTACTGTTACATTCAACAATTCGGGCAATACAGCAGTAGGTGTTGTTAAATCTGTTTCTTTTGAAATAAACATGAATAGGGATACAGACAATGCTTATGCTCTTGGTAACTCTACGTATGTAAGACAGCCACCTTCACAACGAAGAGAAGTAACTGGTACTATTGAGTTTAACCAAATTATACACTCCGCAAATAACCTAGACGGTGATGCTGCCGCTATACCAACATACGATACATTAGTCGCTGAAGATGGATTGGCTTACAATCCGGGTTCAAGTAACGATGCACTTACACTATTATTCGAAGAAGAATCTAACGGTACGACTAACTTCTTAAAAATGGAGTTCTTTAACATTAGATTCGAAGCGCCTGAAGCATCAGTAAGCGGAAGGGATACACAAACAATGAGTGTTGGTTTCGTAGCATTATATGATGACACAACAGAGTCAATGATGAAAGTTACAGCAGACGGTGGAGACTTCGGTACTTCTGCAATTGTTTGGAATGCGTGAGATTAATGAAAGAATACATAGACTCTTTCGGTAGAGACATCCCTGATGATGAGATGCAAGGTATTTTAGAAATGCCTGTACACAAAATCCCTAGATACATTCGAAGATATCCTATGAAGGCAGTTGCTACTAAAGTTAAAGTTGACGTAAAAGTAATTGATGAAGAAGAGTAAATCTTTATTAATACCTTATAGACTCGTAGATACAGCGAGAGTGAGTGGTAATTATGCCAGTAATGAAGAAAGAGATAGAGTTAGAAGATGGAACAAAGATTTGGGTAAGACAGGCTTCCGGTATGGAAAAACTGAAAATTACCAATATACAAGGTAAAGCGTTTCGTAAAATGAAACACGCGGGCGACCCTACTGGTTGGACTGATGAGCAAAACGAAGAGTTTGCTACAATAGTAGATGAAATGGGTGGCGGAATAGAAACACAGATGGAAACATGGATTCCACCTTGTATCATTGATGAGAATGTTGATTACAATCTATTGACATTTGAGGAACTGAATACTATTCTACAATTTGTAAGGGGCGACGATACAGAAGGCGCAGTCCCTTTTCAGAGTTCCTGATGGTCGCACCGAGCCTTTGTATGGCCTTCAAAGGGACATTACCGTCTGATTTATGGCTCAAGTATTCCGTCGAGGGCGGAAGGCATCTTATGGAACTAGATTTAATCATAGCGGCAGACATCAATGATAAGATAACTGAGGCTACTGGTAAAGCCAAACAAGATGCAAATGCTATGGTTGCTAGACGCAATCAAAGGCGTGAGAAACGCAAACTATTATCAAACAATAATGAACTGCTCGATATATTGAGAGATAGCGGGGTCGAGACTATAAATCGACCCGAAGAGTAGCGGTGAATAAAAATGATGGAAGCAAATCTTATACTAGCGTATTTTGCACCCTTAGTTTTTATCAGTATGGCCGTTACTATGGTCGTTCTACGTGCCGGTGCTTCTAGGATATTCTTCGACATCGTAGGTACGATGCAAGTCGATAAATTAATCAAAGATGCTAAGGCATCTGCTACTATCGTAGAAGCGTTGTATGTTGACGCATTAGTTGGTGTGCAAGAAGGTGTGATGGAACTAGGTGAAGGTTTCAATCAACTGATGGATGATATTATTCCTATTGGTAGAGAGATAGGGGAAGCACAGAGACAGTTTGAAAAGTTCGTAACTGCCGGAGAAGATGTTGAGGCACTAAACGCTCAGATTATTGAGATAGGTCACTCCTTTGGTTTTGCTGCGGATGAGTCATTCCAAGCAGGTGCTAAAATGGCACAGTTGGCAGGTGTGTTAGGTCAAGGCTCTACCGCTACTGGTACAGAAATGGGTATGGCGTTTGGTCTTATAGCAGGTATGTCAACAGACGAAGCCATGCAAAGATTAGTAAACTTAAATCAGCAGACAAAGTTTATGACAAAGAATATCAGAGATAATGCTACTGAGGCTGAAAGAAATAATAAAATAAGGGAAAATACAATTCAAATCCTAGACCAACTTAACACAGTAGAAAATACATCGGTTGCTACCATGCAACAGATAACTTTCGTTATGAATCAATTCGCATCACAGGCACATCTTACAGGTGAAAGTATAGCGGCTATGGCTGCTATGTCTGCTGTGTTAGTTGAGGCCGGTGAAGAACAAGGTAAGGGTGGTAGAGCCTTAAGGACAATATATGCTCGTCTAGGTGCTGATACTAATGGTGCTAGAAAGGCAATAGAAGAATTAGGTATTGCTGTCATAGATGCAGAGACGCGTGCTATGAGGCCATTGTCTGACATATTACAAGATGTATCAACAGAATATGATACTATGACAGGGGCGCAAAAGTCTAACTTGGCGCAAACTGTTGCAGGTAATCTACACTATACTCGTCTTATCAAACTTCTTGAAAACACAGGTCGTATGAGAGAATTAGAAGCCGATGCTTTGGCGGCCACCTTCCCTGCTTACGAGGAAATAGAAAGATTACAAGATACTAATTTATACCAACTAGAGCAAACAGAAGCACGATTAAAAAGCGTCAAGGGTGCTTTAGCCGATGAACTTATGCCGGCTATGCAAAGAAGCGCAGAGGTACAAACAGTTTTCTTTGACGGTGTATTACAGTTAATAGAGGCATATCCTAGACTGACTAGAGTTTTTGCTGGTGCACAGATGATGAGAACAGTAGTAGGACCATTAATACAAACATTCTTGGCAGTACAGAACTTACGTATTGCTACCGAAGCATTAAGACACGTAAGAAGGGCTATGAATGGCGAAGATATGTTTAAGAAAAAAGTAACAGAAACTATGATACAGCAAGAGTCATTCCACAACAGTCTGTTAAAACAAAGAGGAGTTTTGATAGGGCAAATGATAAACTCAGAAGGCACACATACAGAATCCATACAAAGAAAAATACACGCTTACGACCTTATGGCAGCAAAACAAGGCCAAGTATCTTGGAGTACAATGCAAATGGATGCAGCAGCACAGATGGCTAGTCAATCAGCGAATGCTCTATCAATGGGATATGGTATGTTAGGTACTGGTTTGATGATGTTTGGTAAAAGCCAAAAGAGTATGAGAATGGGTATGATTCTCAATACCTTTGCTATGGTAATACAAATGGGTAAATTATTGGCTAGTACAGCAGCAACAATAATGGATACTAAAGCAAAAATAATTAATAATGGTGTAAGTTTGAGAAGTATTAAACTTGCGTATCAAGATGCAGCAGCAAAAACTTTTCAAACGGGCGTGACAAACACATTCACAGCAGCATTGATAGCAAATCAAAGAGCAATACTTATCGCTGCCGGTGCTATCGGTGTTGCTTTACTTGCCGCAGGGTATTTAGCAAGCAAAATGTCTAATATGTCTAATAGTGTCAACGATGTCAACACATCATTTACAGATTTATCTACTGTTCTAGGTATATTAGATGAACAAAAAATGAGTATACAAGATATAAATGCTGAATTAGAGTATCAATTACAAATAGTAGAGGATTTAGGGGATGCAGAAAGTGGTGCAGCGAAAGCAGCAGCAGACGCAGCGCAAAAAAGGGCAGATGATTTAATACAGGCAAAAGATATTGCTCTTGCTAGAGATGAAAACGCAGTTGCAGTAATGGAAGAACAGGTTAGATTACAGGAACAAATGGCTGCGGCTGCGGCAACAGGAGACCAAATGATAATGAGAGGTACTGCTGCGGTAATCAAGCCACAATTGGCAGCCTTAGAAAAGGAAAATGCTGAGGTTATCGCTATGTTAGAAAGACAAGGTATAGATAGTATATCGGAACTAAACACTTTTATACAAGCGACTGCATCTGCAACAAGTAATAGCATAGATTCTTCTACTAGTGATGCGGTTCAAGGAATAAACGAATCTTTGGAAGCAGGTACAGATGCTATGTATGAGTTTGCTAATGCTAGAGAAGAATTGTTCTATGGATTTAGTGCTAGTAACTTGACAGGAGATTTAATCAGACAAGTCAAACAACAAGGAGTAGAAAACCTTATTACTAACACAGAGGTAATCATGACTAATAACTTCAACGGTATGACAATACCTGAAGTAGCAGAGCAAATTATAGAAGAGATAGAGAGTAGAGCAAACTTGAGTGGTATATCACTTTCTATGGCTAGTACATAGGTGATTTGATGGTAAGAACAGTAAAAAAGAAATATCAAGTATGGCTTGCCGGATACTATGACGATTTCAATGGTGCGAGAGCAATAAGTGATTATACTAACAGCCCATCCGATACATCTTACTCACACCTGAGCAGCCACTTTGGTAATCCTCTAAACGGTGAGGCATTCTTAAATCCTAGATATAGATGGTCTGTTGAAGAAAGAGCGCAAGATACTAACGCAGGTAACAAAGTATCTACAACAGCAAATCAATATTTACAAAACGATGGTATCTTCGAGTGGTTGACATTTGACGATACTAGATTAAGTAGTGACCAATGGGAAGGTAGAATACATCTTAACTATCCTGACGGTCACGTAGCAAACAGATATAAGTTCAATAATGATTCTGCATACGGTAGTGATTTCTACCAAAGATTTATCAACGGACATAATAGTGATGCATCTTACATAGTACCTGTTGGTGATAACGATGCCTCGTTTGGTAGGTCTGACATGAAAAGATACGACAACACTAACTATGAGGCTAAAGATGCAGGTAAAACATCTACAACAGGTAACTTCGTACAAAGAGCGCATCTTACAGGGTCTTGGATGGGAGAGCAAGTAGAACAAACATCCTTTTCAGATAAGATTCCGGCAAAACTATTTGCTGAAGTAACATCACCGTCTAAACAACCATTCCTATGTGTACAGACAGTTAGAAAACACATAGACAACGACTCTCCTGATGTACCTGCTATTATATATGATGGTCCTCTAAACAGCAGATTAGATGGTGATGTGTTTACAACAAGAATAGCAGTTAGGGCTTTTGCCGCTTCTAGTACCTTAACTTGGGATGATGTAAAGGTAAAGTTCGAGATAGGTTTTCCTATCGCACAAGCAGGGTTGTTAAATGACGAAGGTTACACAGGTGCAGCCGCTATAACACAATCTTTAGACTTAAAGACATTCACAGGCTCATCAGGCTCTACCTCTTATGACGTTCAAGGTCTACTAACAAGCGGTAACAGTTGGTCTTATACTAATGATGATTCTTGGTTAGATGTGGATTTCGTATTTGATTATACCAACTCAGAATATGATTGGTACGTAAATGGTGTAAAACAAAACACATCTCCTGAAAGTATGAGTGGTACTCCTACTGCCGCAGGTATATACGGTTATCAATTAAGTATAGAGTCTGACGAATCAGATGGCAACTATGGTTACGTTTCTTATCTTATGCTAGATAGGGCAGGTCTTGTTAGATATTTATCAGATGATATGACATCTAGCAGCGAAGTACAAATACACAAGATGCAGATAAAGCAAGCAAACAATGGTATATCTAGTTGTAGTATAGCACTACATGATGATGCTGCTTTGTCATCAGGTTCTAGAGGTAAGGCGGCAACAGACTATTTACTAAACTTACGGGGACTTTTCGTATCATCTACACCTCTAGACTGGAACTTACTAGTTTTTGGTGATAAAGATAAAAGAATAGATAGACCTGTATGGAGAGGTACAGTAGATACTTTTGCTATCAATCAAAAAGGTAGAAGTAGAGAACTTGTGTTAAGAGCAGTTGACTCTATGGAAGCATTAAACAATCAGATACCACTTTGGGATGTAGGACAAAAAGCAGAAAACGAAACAGGTGACTCTACTACATACTGGGATTTCGACGCACAAGGTTTTAGAGATGCTATGTATCTTGGTGGCGGTAAGTTAAAGTTACTGAATAACAACGTAGGTTTTGACAAAGATAACTCTTACTTAGAAACATCAACACAAAGAACACAGTTAGGTTCAGGACATCCTATACAGATGTACAATAATGAAAACACAAACACCGGACCTAACGATATAGAAGATAGTTATGAAGGTGTAGGTATACTTGGTTTTACCGAAAAAAGAATAGCGGATACTGACGGTAGTACAGAGACTAATACTAAAACTATCGCTATACTAGCAACAAGCAGTCACGGACTTTCTGCTACTGACACTATAAGCATACAGAATACTAGCAACCACAATGATACTACCGTAACAATAGAAAGTGTTGACCCAATCTCTAACGAAGAGATAACCTTTACTAACGCGGAATTAGTATATACTCCTGAATCAGCACATATCGTATATGCAGGTGCTTACGGTATACATGAAGGTGTTTTGCCCTACATGAACGACGACGGCACATTTAACGACAATCCTACCGTTTACAGTAATGGTACAGTTTCTTTGATAGGATGGGAAGATTTTTATACTGATAATCCTACCTCTAGTTATTATACAAACACAGGACCATACAGACTTAATTTTATATTTGATGCAGACCCGAATCTAAAGGTAGGGGATTATTTCTATATGAATAGAAGAGACAAAGACCACCAACTTTCAGGCACTAGTTTTTATGCATATTACGAAGCAAGACACAAAGTAAAAAGAGTAGTAAAGTTTAGAAATTATTTTGATATTGTGGATGGGGTAAGTCAACTGACAGGAAACCCTACTGTACTTTGGGCTGTCGAAACATACACTTCGGTTGCTAACAATACCGATTATGGAGATGTAACTAGTGATACAGGATTGCTCACAGGGGATAATAGATATCAATGGTCTAAAGACACAGGGCAAACGTCGGGACACTACACTACTAACACACAAAAAAGTCAATACAGGGCTATACATGCAAGGTGGATGAGGGATTTACCGCAAAGCCTATGGTTCAAATATCACTTTGGCAAGGTAGAAGAAAACCCTGTTAATAATTCATTGGCACAACAACACATGACAAATCAAAGTTTTGGTAAAACATCTACTAGTGTTATAATAGCAGAAGATACATACGATAATATTCCTGATAGTGGCGTAGTAGAAATATGGACTAACCCTGCTACCGGAAGTCAAGTATATCAAGAAAAGTTTGTATATCAAGCAAAATCCTTTGTAGGTGGTAGTTACAGATTGATAGGATGTAAATATATCAACAATTCTTATACTGTGTCAAGTAATAATTATATCTTAAAAGTACAGAACATTAGTGATGACTACAAACATCTTTGGTTACTTTGGTCTGATATGAGAAATAATGGTAAGGCTAATGCTGATGGTTCTACGAGAAAACAAAAGTTTGGTCTACAATATCCCGTATCAGAAAATTACGATTTTGATTTATTCTACGTAGACCAATTTGACGCAGAAGGAAATATAGATAAGTTTGCATCTCTAAAAGTAGGAGACGATTTGAGAGTATGGGATTTAGATGTAACAAACGACCCAATCACGGGCGGAGCGTTTTCCAAACCGGCAGACTTAGCAAACAAAGTATCTATATCGGCATTGAGCGACAATAGCGGTAAACTAAGAATATCTACATCTGACACCGGCTCAGTTGTTGCTAATGATTATATCCATTTGATAAACACAGCAAGCCATGATGGTATACACAAAGTAACAGCAGTATCTACTAACACACATTTTGACGTTGATACTACCTTTGTATCTACTACAATCAACACAGGTAATGGTTTTTATTGTACAACAACAGGTAGCGATAAAGATTTGTCTACATATCAAGATTGGGAAGATAAAGCAGGTTCTATGATAGTTATAGATTCATCACCTTTTTTTAACCTTAATACTCATGTAAATGGTGGTAAGACAGGACAAATATCCGGTGGCTCTACCGACTTATCGGACTATGTTGCTACAAGAAACGGATTCCCGTCTCTCATAGATAACTATTGGTCTGAGGCTATGGCATCATACCAAACAACAGAAGAATTACAAGAGCATCCTAACCAAGATAAATTGATTTCAGACGCACAGTTATCACCTGAAGGTTTGATAAAATATGACGTAGGAGTAACAGTAGAAGATGCTGCAAAATATGATGATAGTGGTGTAGGTATATTAAAAATAGTAATGGAAACTAACGGTAATGAGGATGGTGTTACCGAACATTTCTTCTCTTGGGAGAACAAATTAGAAACTCAATACGATAGTTCAGGCAACAATAATACACCTACTAATATTACTTGGGAAGGTGTGGACGCTACCGTTATAGTAAATAGTGGGGAAACACACGAACAAAGTGGCTTAAAACCCGGAATGTTAATAAAGCGTACTACTTCGGGTGGTACAACTACTAGACACACTATTTTGAGATTAGGTGACAATACTAATGTAGGTGCTGAGACTGGCGCAAACTCTGACACTACTTTAATAGTAACTAGAAAAGCCGGTGACATGATTAACGGTACAGAAGTAACTTGGGCTACTACCGATTCTTACAGCGTACCTGTACAATTAGGTATGGTTAGAGCAATTACGGCTAACACATTTACTGGTGATGCATCTTGGAAAGGATTGACATTAGAAGAACGAGAAGAAAAGATATACGAAGCATTAAACCTAAACACTGTGAACTGGGCTGATGTAGGTCTTAGAGCAATACCAAGTTATACAACTGATACTTCTTTAGAAACTACACCTAAAAGATTTGAAGTTCACGCAACCATAACATCTTCTTTTATGCTAAGACTAATGATGCACGTTGATGGTTTCTACGAAAATACTAACGGTGGTACTTATTGGAATCACGACAAGATGAGATTCTTATGGAATGCATCTATTATGGACACATGGTTGCCTTCGGCTAGACTAACATCAGTTTTTGATATAAATAACGTACCTGTAACTTCTTTAATGACTACTTACAACGACACAAGTAGTAATGATTCCTACGGTTCTATCGTAGACAGTAGAGGCAAGAGTTTAGGTAGTACATTGAAACAGATAAGAGAGAAAACAGGATTCGGTACGACAAACTCTTTAGCAACTACTTTTTCGGTATTAGTAGGTAGAGACAACAGAATAGAGTTCAGACCTAAATATAACTCAGGTATATCCTTTGACAGAGATAATATGTTGATATCTAAGATGAGTGCTAAATTAGCAGGTCAAATAACTAATGTGCGTGTGTACTATAACAATAATGAAGCGTTTGTAGATTACCCTGCAACAGATTTGACAGACAGCACACGTTGGAAAATATTAGAACATCCTAAGATTACAAGCAGCAAGGAAGCGTTAATTGTAGCACAAAAACAATACAATACTTACAGCGACAATTCTTTAAGTATGGAAGTTAGTCCATTAATGCCATCAGGCGACCAAGACAAAATGATTGATACTGGTAGATACGGATATATTTCTGACTCATACATAGCGCTACAAGGAAACAACGACACAGTAGCAAACGTAACAAACTGGACATATATAGGTACAGGTGGAGCATTATTCCAAGGTATGGTAAACGCACTAAACGGTAACATGAGTACAGATGTAGACCCAATAGAAGATAGATACGGTATAAGCCAAGAGACAGGTTCAGGTGATATAACTTGGAACAACAATTACTATTGGTATGGTAGCAACTCTATTTCACACGCTGTACAGATAGTACATATACCTAACGATGTACCTTTAGTTAGTGATACTACTACTAGACATCTAAGGATATGGGTAGATTTAAAATCAACACAAGAAAGTGATGCTACAATAGATACTGCCGAGTTTACAGTACATATAGCAGATTACAATTTTTCTACTACTTTAGAACACACAGCATCATCCCCAAGTAATAATACATCTTCTAAGGATGTAAAACATAGTGGTTACTATCAGATAGATATACCACAGTCTTATTCTTCTGCACAAGGTAAAATAGTATTTTCTTTCAACGCAGAATACTGTCGTGCTTTGCTACGTCATAGATGCGGGAATCCTGAAGGTGCTAACATCCTAACTAATTACAACACTAACGCTGACAGTATTTTCCCTCTAGGTATGAGGCCATATACAGAGATGGGCGGTGGATTCCGAGATGATACTAGTAGACTTGAATGGTACGCACCTAAGATATTAATATGTAGGGATTTGAGTTATGTACCTGCTACTTACTTACAAGTTACTGATTTAGGTCTTGAAATGAACAATGAAACAATGGTTATACAAGAGGTGGATTGGGGCGTTAGTGCGGGTAATATAGATGACGTAAAACTACGCTTAGAAAGAGACGAATCACTATCTTCACAAAGACTTTTGGATTACATTCTAAACCAAGATAATGACGGATTACAACTAGGTACTGGTAACGGTGGTAGCGTACAGAATCCCCCTATCGATTGGGGAAGTATAGGTATAACTCCGCCTTCTAACAAACCAAGCCAAGATACCGACCCTAGCATAGACCAAAGTTTAGGTGATGGTTTCAAAGACACAGGAGATGGTTACGAAACAGTTGGTGGTTTTACAGTAAACAAGATGAGTAAGAAATCTTACGGTAATTTTAAGGGTAGAATGGATTTGACAAATGACAATTTATCGGGTGATGCTACATTCTCTGTATTAGGTCAACAGAAGCCATCTATAACCCCTGCTACAATGCGTGGTATAGAAGGTATGGATGTACAGATAACTCCTGTATCCGGTACAGCATCTAGGATAGCAGATGGTTACGTGTTCGCAGGTAAAGGTCTACAAGGTACTGACTTCTCAATAGATTCGCAAGAGGTATCTCTAGAGACACACTTCATTGTACCTAACGATATTTTAAGCAATAAGATGAGCATACAGGCCACAACTACCCACGCCCCTAGTACACCCGTAGGCGGTAAGAATGCGGTCCTCTACGTGACTGTATTTAATGAGCAAGCGGGTACAGAGACAACATCAGAGGTAAAGATACCAACAGGTGTGAGTAATAGAGTCGTAGACATAATGCCTGAGCAACCTGTAAGCGGTCTAAACAAAGGCGGTAATAAAATTAGGGTAATAATAACTAGAAAACCAACCATAGGAGATGACAATGCAGATACAACTAGCGTAGTTATTAAGAATCTAAATGTTAAGATGCAAAGAGCATCTGCTCACACATCTTCTTCTGCAAGTAAGTTTACTGCTAGTTTGAGTTAAACTTTTTTCTGAGAGATAGAATAGCCTTTGCTCTTTTTTTACCTATGCCGTTAATTTGTGTTATTTGTTTTTGTGTAGTTCTAGCCCTCAACAGACTAGGTATACTACCGAACTCTTTTAACAACTCTTCTGCCATTGTTGGTGTTACACCGTCAACACTAGACAAAGCCCTGACGCGAGGGTCTAAATCAGATTTTTTTACTGCTTGTTGTACATGAGGAGATTGTTTGTATAGTTTCATATCTTGTTGTGTGTGGTTTACAACTAACCACTCTGTAAAATCATCCATAGTAGTTAATTGCATAAATCTAATTTTTGGAAATCGTTGATAGAATGTAGTCTTAAATTGCTGTATTACTTTTTTCATACGAGCCATTTCCATAGCAGTTTCCCTAGCGTTCGGCCTACGGCCGGGTATAAAAGGTTTTAGTTCTGTACCGTAAACCACTAACATAGGATTCTCGAACTCTTCTTGTAAATCTCTGAGTTGTGCAACAATAGTTCTTGTGCGCCCGAACCCCATAATAGAACGGTATAAATCATTTATTTCTTTTGCCTCTACACCGCAAGTACCTAGAATATAATCTGCTGCTTGCAGTCTACATACTTTTACCTTATCATTACCCATACGCATGAGTAATTTATTAACTACTTTAGGGTTTTCTCGGTCATCTACTAGGAGCATGTTAGTAAGACATATAATTACTTATTTAAGGTGTTCTACCAACCTTGTGTAGTATAGACTTCTCCGTCTATGTCAATCATGTAAGAGTTACATTTACCGCAAAACTTTTCTAGTTCTGTTTCGGTCGTCCAACTATTTCCACATGTAATACATTCTGTTGCTTGTTTCAAACTTATCATTGCCATTGTCATCATTTTTTTCACCTTTTTATTCCATCATGCGCCCAACATGGACCTGCATCTACACAGCATTTAGTTGGAACGTGTTCGTAATCAATCAAAGTACCAACATGGAATCTAGAAGTATGTTCATTGTAATCTCTCCAACCTAGTTTTGAGATAAAAGTAACTATACTTTCTATTGAATCTTTTTTCTGCTCTTGTGTCAATGTAGAAGGATGTGCAAACCATCGTAGATTTTCTGCTAGGTGCTGCACTAGTGCTATCCTGTGTGTATGTTTAGGGTTTTCGTGGTTCATAACCTTTTCTAGACACGGTGGGATAGGAATCTCACCTGCGTTGCCTATTTTACCTTCGAACTTAGTAGAAGGTATAACTTCTTCCTTTTTAGGATTATCAGCAATCCACTTTATTATATTGAATCTTTGTTTTGGCATTTCGCCTCTAAACGGGTCTAGATGTAAAAGAGATTGTTGTGGTTTACTAGGGATATTGTAGGCGATAGGATTTTTTATGAATGCATCTGTATCTATATTTACAGACCATCTGCGCCTAGTAGGGTTGAATGTATCAGGAATGCGTGTAAGTTTTTGTGGGAATCCTACACCGTCTAATGTTTTTAGGTCTTTAGCCATCAGGCGTTGGTATCTGTCTAGATGTTTTGCTATACTAGTACCTTTTATTTCTTTATCGAAGAACTGATGTACATGAAATCCTCTACCTGTGAATACTGTACGTACATCACCATTTAATCTAGCAACTAAGGTGGCTACATCTTTTTTTACATCTTCCAAAGTACCACCTTCTAACATATCAAAATCCCACCATGCTCTATCCATAACTACTGATTCTATATCCATTTTCCAAGGTCTTAATTCATCCTTTCTTTCGAAGGAATATAGTGAAGTATAGCAAGATGCTTTTCCGTTAATACTATTCACGTAAGAGTCAAAATCGTTTCGGCTCAAACAAGGAGTACGTCGTAGACCAATCTCTCTAGGAAAACTCAACGGCATTTCGTTCACTCCGTTTGTTGACTTCCGCACTCACAAGCCCAAATAGTAATCTGTTCGGGTGCGTTTCCTTCTTGGCCGTTTACTCTCCATATTACCTCTGAGCCTTCCCATAGGTCATCTGAACCACACGCTATGCACTTCATTCCTATCATAAACCCCACTCCGTAATACCATTTAATTCTGCTTCACAGTTAAGTGAAAAATCACACCACATAGGACAGAAATAGTCATTCCAATTCATATCCCATTGATGGGAAGTGATTGAGTCAATAGTGTCATATAATGATTCCTCGAAGGCATTATATGAGCGCTCCAAGAACGGCTCTAGTAGAGCGTATCCACGCTCCGCACCAACCCATTGTCTTTTACCTCTTTTATTACCTTCTAATAATAATTTATCATCACCATCTTCAGGTATCTCGTAATCAGGTGTAACGTACAGGAAATGTGTTACTTCATCATACCCTAGTTTTCTAAGTAATCTAGTATAGTACACCAATTCTTTACGTGTTCTACCTAATTTAGACATACCCATGTTACCTGTTTTCAACTCTACCAAGATAAGACCGCCTGTTTGTGGATTGCGTAGAACACCATCTATCAGACCTACCCATATAATTTCTTGGTCGCCTATCTTTTCATACACTTCGTGTTTTACTTCTGCCTCTACTACATCAAAACCACCTAAATCGTAGGCTATTTGGTGTAGTAATAGATTTAGAGAATCAACACCTTCGTCATCAGCGACACCTTCTTTCTCAGCCGTTATCATTACTGATTCAGAGCCTTCTAACAGACCTGCTTCCATAACAGTATGTATCTTAGTACCCCTTATCATTTCCTCGGTGGCAGGGGGTCTAGGTATATCTGCCACATAAGACCAATAAAATTGTCTAGGACACATTAGATACTTCATGTAAGAAGATTTACTCAATCTTAGTATACCCCCGTTCAGAGGGTTGTAAGAAGATGCTGCTGTTTGTTCAGGTGTAGCCTTCATACTATCACTCTTCTTCTGTTTTACCGCTATCCCAATCTTCAAAGGTAGTTTGTTTATCAGCAAATATATTTTTACCACATGCAGGGCAATGGTCACTCTTTTCTATACCTTTTACAGTAGGTCTTAACAATTCGTTACTACAAGAGGCACAACTTATTTTTTCCAATTTACCTTCTTCTTGTAAATGCAAGTAAAGTAAGTTTTGCATTTTCATCAAATCGTTACCCATCAACATCAATGCATTACCGACTTCTTTACCAAAAGCATTAATGACCTTTTCTAGTTCATCCTGTGTTATCTTCTTAGACATAACTATATGTCAACTAATTACGGATATAAAGACTTCTACAACCAAGATAATTTAGATAGACCATTTTTAGCATTCTCTAGTGGCTGCATATCCCAACCCGCTAAAGCATAGTAAGGTAATATTTTTTTTATGATAAATCTATCTACAAGAATCTTAGTACCTATTTCCTTTATACCTTCTATTTCAGAAGGGTCATCAAAGGCTATGTATTTACCATCTTCGTCTAGAGTTACCAAGAAGAAAGAACCTGCTCTATACCCTTTACCTAAAAACTCATTAGCCCATGCCGCACCTGCCGATGAACCCGACAAAACTTTATACTGTGATAAATCTCTATCTATTTTACCTTTCATACATAAGTCTTGTGCGGGTGTTTTACCACTCATTACAGATTCTATTAAGTTTGTTACATTTTTTGTGGTGTCGCTTTCGCTGTCATTATTTAGTATACCCGTAATAGTATTCAACATAGCCTCTTTCATAACAGTAGGCATTCTACTTTGTTTCATTTCTATACCTTTTACATATATTGTTGGGTCATGATGTTCACCGTCAGTCCAAGTTACTTTTCCGGTATATCTATTCTTGGCTACCATGATAAGTCTAGGACACCATTTTTCAAACTGCACTATGATAGGACTCATTCTTTCATTTATTTGCGGTAATAATCTCATACCCAATTCAGGTGAAGGTATTTGACAAAATACTGAGTCTGTGTGGCCGTAGAATACGTTGAAACCTACTCTTTGTGCCTCAACCATCAATTCACCTAGAGTATTCCTAGAAGTGTATGTTATCGCTGCGGCTATCTCAGGATGATACATACCGTACTTAGCATCACCACAAACACCATACATAGATGCTACTAGGGATTTTGCAGCAAACTGCATACAATCCCATTTACGTTTTTCTGCACCATCACTCACAAACATTTTCATCTTAAAAATATCTCTGAGGTTGGTCATCTTATCCATCTGTCTTACCAATAAACCTTTGTCGCCTTGTATAAACTTAGTACCATTACCACAATCTTCACCATCATCAGATAAAGTATCCCAAGATATATTATATTTAGCAGCGTTGCTGTGATACATAGCCTTGATATCTAGGATACCTACGTTGTCATATACATCGGGAATGACATCTAATATATCAGCGCCTTCGTAATCTACCTTAGAGAACTGTGGTTTAGTAGGAATCCTTCTATCAAACTCGGAGTCTGTAAGCACTAATTGTGTGAACATCTTAGTAATAAATGGTGTAGAGCGTATATCACATTGTACAATGTGTTGTAGAGATGTATAGTAATCCAAAGCGTTTACTGCTTGGTCTAGTTTAGGGAGCAATCTAACATCTTGTCTTGCATAATGTAGGTAAAGTGCTTTATCTTCCCACCAAGATTCATTGTGTCCTTTTTCCAACTCTATTTTTCTTTCTCCTAATATCTCAAATGCTACATCATCTAGTTTGTAAGAAGGTAATTTACCGTTCTTCAACTCCCACAATTTAGATACAGCAATCATCAAATCTATACAATTCCTACCAACGATAGGTTGCGCCCAATCTTTAAACTCGTATCTTACTCTTCTCATAGGTGATAGTGTCAATTCGGAAAGACCACATGCTTTACATCTTTCCATAATCTGTCTTATATCTGCACCTACAACATACCATCCAGTAATTATGTCAGGGTCGCATTTTTTCATATGTCTTAAGAAATGTATTAGCATAGAACGCTCTGTCTTGAATGCCAAAGCAGGTGTTTCGTATGTGTAACCACCGTACTCTCTAAAGGCTTTACCTTTACCGTGTTTATACTCATCACCTAATGTTTCTTCGACAAACCATACATATTCTTTTTCGGTAAAATTATCATAAACAACCATCACTCTCATTTTATTGGTCGTGGGCGACCACTCACAATCCATATACCAAGTTCTGTGTTTGTAATTCTCTATCGGTTCGTTACCATCATTTATGTAGTCAGCAAGTACTCTATTCTCATAAGGAATGTTGCCTTCCCATGTAGTACCATGATAAGAAAGGTTTTTTATGTCAGCAGGTGTAGCACAAACAATTTTTGTTAGATTCTCACCATACAGACCTTTGTAACCAGTTTCCTTTTTTACCGCATCCTCTATATGTTCGGCATCCTCATCAGAAACAAAAGCATAAGGCCAATAACCACTAATGGTTTTTTCGTATCTAACGCCTTTTTTGTCACGGCCTCGGACTATTACATCCCTGCCCCTGCCTCTTTCTATAATCATTCGGCAACACTTCTATCAATTATCATATGATTACAATTTTCACAGACAAATATATCGCCCTCTTCTTCTACGGTATCATGGTACATCCATGAAAACTCAGCACCACACTCGGTACAAGGAGCAAAAAACTTTCTTTTCATGGCTACCATAATCTATCTCTCCAACATCCACAATATCTGTCGTTATAAGAACCGCAATGTAAACACGTATCTATCTTTATAGGTCGCATATGATTAACTCCTCTAATTACGATTATAAAGATTTCCTATGTCCTCTACTACGTGTTTCAATGTTATGTTTGTTCAACCAAGAGTTTATTGCCATAGGTGTTACACCACACATAACGCCAATCTCTGCCATAGTTTTACCATTATCTACGTATTCAGTACGCAACCACTCATAATCACGGTGCATACCTTTATTAGATGCGGGTTGAACAGATACAAACACTTTGTATAACTCCCCCTTTACGGTAATCGTTCTTCTGTTTTCGCCTATTTCTATATCACTTAATACTATTTGCATATTATCACTCCCCCAAATTACTCATTTGGAATATAAAATCGCCATCACCTAGCGTAATCAGCATAGGATAACCCATGTCTGCCTCTGTAAAGTCCCATATAGCGATATTGACATCACTATTAAGGTTTCTAAATACTTCTTCTAACCCACCGTTGTAAGTAGATTCGAAATCTATATTTGCACAATTTTCTGCAACCAACGACTTAGTTTTACCTTTAAGTTCTTCTCCAACGTCTACATATAAATTACCATCTTCACAAGATAATTTGTATTTGTTAAACTTTTGTCCGTTCATAGAATCACACCTAAACGCCTCATACAAAGAGGTAGTGTTTAAGTCTGAGAAAAGTAGTGTAGGTTCTATCACAGAGCCATCGTTTTTAGTATAGGTCATGGCTAGGCCATCTATCTTATTGATGATAGATTGGGACTTCTTATACCATTGTGCCATAGTTTCTGCCGTGTGTGGGAAAGCCCTAGAATCGGTATTCCCTGTGATAGTAGTTTGTTTACTGCCACTCTTGAATACAATTTTACTACCTTTGTTAATCATAGTCAAAACACCACCGTGATACTTTAAGATACCTAAGACGTTATCAATGTCTGAGATAGCGTAACCTAAATCACAATTACCGTGACAAGGTATAGAGACGTTGATTAAAGAAGTAACACCATCCTTAACCAAAGAGCCGCAGCGCAGTCTACCGTTCTCTGCCATTAGCATAGCAGAGTGTATCTGAGGAATACTTTTACCGTCAATTGTTTGTTTACGTTGTGCTAACTGTAACAACCACTTCAACGAGTCAGTCTCCACTACTATTTGATTAGTCACTTCAACCACTCTAACCCTATAAACTCAAACTTACCGTCAGAAATACGTGCTACGTCATGTACTGAGCCAACCTTTTCAATATGTTGACCTTTCATTTCTTCTATCTTTGCTCGTACAACCCACTCATTATCTTTTAGGTTTCTGTCACCTTCGACACCTGCGGCCAAGTCAGCCTTCTTTTGGTATCTTGCTAGGAAGATTTGTTGAGAGAACTTACGCATAGTACCTTTCTCCCATTCAGGTCTGTGTCCAACAGTCATCAATACTTTCTTACCTGTACCGTCATCCATGTATTGTGATACAGCCTTTAGATGGAAGGTAAAGTATACCTTAGCCACGTTTAGACTGTGTAATCTAGTAAGTACATTTCTGTAAAGTCTGTTTCTCTCACGCCATTCTTTTTGGTTAAAAGTATCTCCCTCTTCTTCAATAACACCACGACTTAGTAACGATGCTCTCATAGCGTGTTCACACCACTTTAA